CAGCATTTACAGAACCTTGTTCTACGAAGGTGAACATTCCTGCTGCGTCTGCACCAGCAGCTAAATCATCTGCTCTGGCTGGTGACGATCCAACAATATAAATACCATTCTGACTTGCTGTTGACTGATCTTTTACAAGAACTCTATCGTTATCTGCAAGAGTAACACCATCTATAGAATCTCCACTATTAAGGGCAGTTGAAATTGTAATATTACCTGTTGTCGCTACTTTCACAGAATCTTTTACATCAAGTCCTTGCGAGGTGGCCTCAACAAAACCTTTTGTAGCTGCATCTTGGGCATTAACGGGATCAGCTACGTTGGTTATTGTTTGACTATTTAATGAAACTGAACCTGTTGGAGCAGCCATTTGATCTAATCTATTTGTCCTTACACCTGCATCAAAGTCACTTATTTTTGTATGAGCTAACGAAGGAACATCAGCAGCTACCATAGCTCTGAATGTTGCAGCACCATTACTACCATTTGGTGCAGCTAGAAATGTATTCTGTGTTCTACTTGTAAATAAATCAGCAAAACTACCAGAACCACCAATAGGCTCAATAGTCGTAGCGGAACCTCCCGACCCCCCTGTGCCCACTCCCACAAATAGTTTTTTACTGCCTTCGGCAAACGCTAATTCAGCATTTTCTAAACTACCTGGTGCTGAAGATCCTGTGGATCGTTTAATTCTGATTGTGTTAGCCATTTTTAGAAGTTTCCTCCGTCAACGAGTGTAAGTTTAGTGGTTGTAGCATCTGCTTTAAAGGTAGCAGCACTACTGTCAAAGTAAATAACTGAGCCATCAACTTTGGCTGATTCATCAAAACTAAAACCAAGTGCTCCCTGTGGCCCTTGAGTTGTAATTTCAACAGTAGTTACATCAGATACTTGACTAACTACAACTTGGTTAGGATTGCTCATGCTGTATAACCTTCACTTATAAATAGTTTACCTTCTAAATAATAATTTTTGTTACCTGATGGATCTGTTAATAAAACATCATAAAATAAGATACTTGGAGTGAAGTTTGTTGTATCAGTATCACTAAGCGAAATATCAACTATTCCATTAACTCTATCAGTATAAGCAACAGTCCAATCAGCAAACTTTGTGCTTCTATCTTCGTTATATACCTGTGCTGCTACTGTAAATCCGTTTAAATTTATAGCCGATCCAGTGGAATCTTTAAATGTAAGACGTATAGGAAAATCTGCTCTTCTGTCAACAGTAAAATTCTTTTTTCCTGGAATTATTGCCATTTTATTTGTAAGGTGATGTTCCTAGAATACTGCTATCCCACTGATTTATCAAATCTTTTACATCAGATGCGTCTGTAATATCAGAAACATTGGGAGCATCTCTAAGAGCTTGCTTCTTAGCAACAATTTCTTTTGTATCAGCAGAAGTTTCTAAAGCACGTTGATAGTCAACATCTAATTTTGCAAGTAAAGGTTCTCTGGCTGACCTTATATTTTCTTTGTGAATATCTCTTGCAATATTCATATTATAAGAAAGTTTACTATTCATAATGATGCCCAGTAAGCCTCATCACCAATACCAGCACCATCAGGTGATGAAAAATCAGCTTGCCATGCACTTCTAAAATTGCCATCAGGAAGCTCAGTAGCATCTACAATAATATATGGTTTACCTGCTGGGACATCTTTTTTGCATACATCTTCAAAGGGTATTTCGCCTGATGGAATTAGGACACTAATTCCTCCTGTGTCATTTGGATAAATAATACGTCTAGTCTCTGCCATAATAGTTTTATTTTATTTTAAGCAAAACATACAACATTAACACTATTTTTATCAAGAACGTGTCCTGAATTAGTTGCTGAACAAATCCTTATTCTTACACTACCTGTACCTGCTCCAGAAGTGTTTTCTAGGTAAAGAGTACAATGGTTATTATTTGTAAATCTTTCAATATCAATCATACCTGCTGTTGTAGCACCAGAGGGTAAAGAAGTTGAAAAATTAATTGTAAAATTACCTTCACTATTATCGGTTATAGAACTGACATTAAAACTTCGCCTAATACTTGTAAAATTATCAGTCGCACTTCCTCCTCTAAAGCTGTCAAAATTTACACTCATTCTGACTAGTCTACCTGCTGCTGTTTCAGAACCATTTAAATTCTGAAAAACAGGAGTAGAACTATTATTACTTCGATACTGACTTGCTTTAGTCGTAGTCGTGTTTGCGTTCGTAGTTGTGAGAGTGCCAATACTGGATATGTTTGTACTTCCATCCCCATTAATATTGCCATTAGCACTGATATTTCCTGAAACAGTTAACGACCCAAGAGTTCCAAGAGATGTAAGGCTAGAGCTTGTAACTCCGCTTGCTAGTGTGTTCCCCGATAAGTCACCAGCAGAACCAGAAAAACCAGCAGAAAGTGATACGAATGATAAAACACCACTGCCATTAGTCTGTAAAACTTGACCACTGTTACCGTCATTAGTTGGCAATGTAAGTGTAAAGTTTGAAGTTATTGTGCTTGGTGCTTTTATCGCTGCATAATGTGAACTATTTGCATCACCAAATCTAATCTCATTTTGTAGATTCAAAGTTATTCCACTTTGATCCATGAACAACTGTTCTGTACCAGAAGCAGCAAAACCAATTTGATTAGATCCTCTTTTAAATAAACCTGTAGATGTATCACTAAAATGCAGACCTGGTGCATTTGCACCAGTATTTTGTATTCCTAAAACACCTGTCATCTGTCCACCTGAGACAGGTAATAGTCCTAAGTTTGCAGTATTAACAGGACCGATAGTGGTAAAACCATTATTAGCAGAATTACGAATTTTTAAATTATTATTATCTGCTGTATCAACATAAGGCATAAATGCTTCTGTATTGGAGGGATCAGAACCACCACTGTTTAATGTTTTTATTGCACTAAATACAGCATTTAAGTCACTACGGACAGAAGCTCCTGAGGCATTGGCAATATTGTAATCATTTACTTGAGCCATAAATCAGAAATTAACCACCTTTACCATATCCTACAGCCGAAAAAGTAAAAGATCTATCTACAAAACTAGAACCATTTTTAATACTTACAGTAAATTGTTTACCAGCATTACTGTCTTGAGGTTGACTTATAGTGAAGAAATCTCCCGATTGAGCATTTTCAATAGTAATTCCAATGCTAGGCATAAAAGCTCTTAAGCCTCCTAAAGAAGAAGTACCAACAAAAAATGGCGTTCCAAAAGTAACTGTCTTAGCTGAAGTTCCTGATTGTTGTGGTGCGGTGGACGTTCCACTGCCCGTCTGATAGTTTTGTTCAGTTCTTGACTGAAACTCTGCTGTATATCCTGCCTGTTGTACGTTCATATTCTGTGCAGTATTTGTTGTTTCCAAAATTAATTTAAACTTAAATCTATGCCCTTTAAATGTGCCATTTGCAAAATTATTAAATGAACCAAAACTACCTGATGCTGACTGCGATGTTGCTACTTGTATCTGACAGTTTGCTTCATCTGCTGCTGCCCCATCAAAATTATTGTCAGTAGCATATTGATCCCACAATATTCCAGGTGATCCTGGAATTAAAGTTTCTATATCTTGTCCTATATTAAAACCTATAGATCTTATAACTCGTTTTAAGTCAAGAGAAAATACAGCACCTAAATTTAAAATATCTTTAAAAGCATATTCTCCCGTCAAGTTTATAGCTGGATTTGTAAGTTGCAGAGCTTGTGTTGTATTACTAAATGTCGTATTTGTCTTTGTGCCTTGAAAAGGAGGACTATCTAAATCTTCTCTGTCTTGTAATATTACCTGAGTATCTATGAGATCAGGCAAGTCTTGAATTACACTAGTTTCTCCAACACTAAAGTTACCTTGATCATCTTGAAACTTAAGAATGTACTCACCTTCTAAAGAAGGAACAATAACATCCGTGGTATTACCAGCTAATGCAGTAACAAGATCAACTGAGTTTTGAAACGTACCAGTACCATCTGTTAAATTACTATGCCTTACATACACTCGACCACCGTGCAAAACGTCTGGTTTAGTTGATTTTTGCCATCTTAGTCTTACTAACTTATTAGTTACTGGTTCAAGCGATAAATTCTGTACGTTATCGGGTGGGTCTGTTTTTCCAACAGTATTAACCGTTAAATCTGATGAAGTTGCAGATAATCTTAATGCTGCATTGTAAGAGAATACCCTAAATTCGTACGTTCCAGCTTCCGTATTTAGAATCTCAAAATCTGGTCTAAACACAATTTCGTTTACCCAGTTTGTGTTGTTAAATCTATATTGAACAAGATATTGACTAACACCTGTAACTGAAACCCAAGATACTATAAGTTTTGATACTGCTAAAGCGTTTATAGTAACTACTCTTTCTAATCCTCTTAAGTTTGTCGGAGGATTCTTTGGTTCATTAAGTAAAGATACATTTCTCTGAGGCAGAGCAATACTTCCCATTGAGTCTATTGCTGCATATTTTGGGCTTTCTCCTGTTACATAATTATAGTTGTACTTCAAAGCTGTTATTGCAAAATTAATGCCGTCTTGCTCTTCAACAGTAATTACCCTAAACGCTTGTGCCTCTAAAGTAGAACTTTGAATAAGCCAAATACTATTAACATTTGGTGTCTGTGATAAAGCAGAACTTAAGTTTATAACATTACTTGAAATACTCGCTATATCTTTTGTTTGGACCGATCCATCTGGTAGTATTACGCTGCATTTTTTATTTATTCCTGTAAATGTACTAAGATCTTTAACATTATCTACTGTAATAGCAGTAGTTGTAGCCGATTTTATACGACCACTTCTACGCTCTCCCCCTCTCACTGGATCATTGATAGAGATAACAGATCCAGGTCTAACTATCGCTCCAGCATCTATTGATGTCGTAAAACTTACCACCTCCGTTTCCTGCTCTTCACTTAGTAGTACAGCTTTTCCTAATCTTCGTGCTTGCCCCCTAGAGGTACAAGCAAAAGCCTTAATATCTTTTTTCACAATTCCTAGTTTAGCCTGTCTATCAATATCTTCTTGTAAAGCATTTGGTCCTGTAGTGTCATCTCCTACTACTTCATAGTCTATTTCTCGACTGTCCATATTGAAATAACTAACATTAATAATTGAATGTCTCTGTTTTAAACTGCTGCCTGAATAACTGAATCCACCTTCACCTACATTTGCCAAACTGAACAGATAACTTGGATCGGTAGGTCTATCCTGTGAAATAGTGACAGAACCTTCAGACCAAATAGGAAAACATCTCATCACTCCTGCTAATTCATTTATTAAAGTAAATGCTTCAGTTGATCCCTGTATATTTACATTGCAACTAAATCTAGCTTCCCGTCCTCCTAATCCATCATCTACTAATTCATTTGCATATCTACTAGCTGCTACAAAACTAAATAAATCTAAATTACTGTCTGTGATATGCGTTCCAAATCCATATCTTTCAGTCGTAAGTAAATCGAGCAATATCATTGCAGGACATGAGCACCATACCGCAGCACCCATTGTTCCATTAAATATATAATTATCTGGGTAATTTATTCTGCCAGTTTGTGAATCAACAGTTGGGGTAAGACCCCCATTAGAGGCTGGAATACGAACTTTTACACCACGAATACGAAAGGCTCTTTTTGGAATAGAACTAAATTGTTCAGAATCTAGTCTTAAATGTGTATATGCACTATTTAAGTATGTCTGTCTATCATCAATCAGTAGTTGAATACTGCTTACATTGAAAGCATCTACAATATTACCGCCAGGTGTTTGGTCATCTGTTATTCTCTCTATCTTTACATCTGCTGAACTGTATCCATCCGCCAGATTAATTCTATACTCTTTTGAGTAGGCGTCAGCAGTTCTACCCGTAATTGTATCTGTTAATTTTTCTGTGAAAGATACTTCATTATTTATGCGTAAAGATATTTTTAACTGTACAGTTGAACCCAGTAAATCACCTTCGTCCGTAGCCTTCTGTATTTGAGAGAAAGTGACTGTAACTTTTACAGCATCTTTTCCTGTTGGTAAACTTCTTGAGACACCATTTCCGCTCTTAGTGCATGGTACAGAAACAAAGCCAGATAGAGGACTTTCTGATTGCTGAATCCCAGGGATATGTGTCTGATTTCCTGTTCCAAAACGAGGTGTAAACTCCACATTTTGAAAATTAAATTTCTCTGTTTGTGGATTCGTATTATTTGCACTAGATTGAAGTATCGGAGTATCATTTAGAAATATGTCTTTCAATGCAGCATTGTTATAAGCTGTAGATCCTTTAGAAAGACCTGCTTTTGATGGAGTAGCAAAACCTTCTATCTCTCCTTCAGACAATAAGTCCTGTATTGATGCAAATTGTCTGCTATTTAATGTGTCTGGTGCTCTGGTAGGAGTAGGTGGAGTTGGGGGAGGACCACCTGCTCCTCTGATAATTTTATCTGTCATGCTGATACTTGATTAGTGTCGATTCCTGCTGAGATTACAACCGATCCAGTGATAATCTCTCCGTAAACTATTGGATGGCTAGTTCCTGCTCTTGATGTGTTTTGTATTCCAGAAAAACTAAATGATATTCTGGGATCTTGTTCATTGTTAAAGTCGTGTGGTCTAGGTAAAGGAAATAACATCTCATTTACTCCCATTAAGGTGAGACCTAAGCCTATATTTGCAATAAAAGAATTAGCTCCAACAAAACCACTAAAACCCGCAAATTTTAAAGGAGCAAAAGGAACAGCTACAGGTAACATAAAAGCAACACCTATTAACGCTAAACCTAATAATGATTTACCTCCTCCTCCACCAGCACCAGTTATGACAGGGACAATACTAATATCAGATTGTCCTATTGGATTATGAATATCTTCTTCACCTATTTCATAATCATCTACTAATACTTGATAGTAACGATCTGCCATGTGTTTTTCTAATCCTGGAAAATTACTAACTAAAAACCTAATAGCATCCCCAGTACAGGTAATCACTGCGTCTAATTCTTTATGTCCAATAAACTCTGCTAGTTCTCCGTAAAGTCTAACTGTTCTGAGCATAGCGATACCTCTTACCAGTGCATTTTAACAACCACTCAGAATATGGTTCTCTACAAGATAGTCTATCTGCTAAATGATGTAAAACCATATCCCCAAGAAAAATAGCTACATGATTTAAAGTTGGGTGCATTATAGACATTAATAATACATCTCCCTTTTGTAATTGTTCGTCACCCCTAAGTTCTCTAAATCCTGTTCTCCACGCATAGCTTTCAAATAAAGGATCGTCTAAAAACTCTTGTGGTGTCATATTTCTTTCATAATCTTTAAGTTCAATATTTTTTTCCTGTTTATACCAATCTCTAACAAGTGACCAACAGTCGGTTACACCCCATACCCACGGACGACCCAGTAAATCTGGAACGTAACCTTCTGGAATACATTCTCCCC